ACGATTGCGTGGACATCGGTTAAGCTCGCGAAGCTATTAAAAGACAAATGAAAGATAAACTAAAATCACGGAAACTGTGGATGGCGATTGGCGGCTTGCTGATCGTCATGGCTACTGAATGGCTCAACCTCTCACCGGATGTGGCTGAAAAGCTGATTGGTGCGGTTGTGATAATTGTGCCAGCTTATATTGGCGGGCAGTCGGTGGTGGATGCTCTGAAGGAGTATGCAAGCAAGAAGAAGTAATGGCTGCACTGCTCAAGGCAATACTTGAGTGGCTCTCCGGTCTGTTGAAGTCGGAGATCAAGCAGGATGTAAAAGCGAGTGATGCGGAAACTGAAGATAAAATTAGGGATAACTTTCGCGATACTATTCGCGCTAGGCTGCGGGACGACGAGAGTGGTGTTCGTAAAGACTGACGCTGATGTAGTGCGGATCGGCCCGTCTGTTGTTGGGAAGATTTACTTCCGCAAGGACGGCGAGTGGGTTTTGTCAAAGAACAAGGTTAAGCTGCCGGAAGGATGGTATGCTGGAGCTTTGGGCGGGGAGGATGAGTAATGCCGATTATCATTAAAAAAACTAGGGAGAAGCCAAAGTCAAAGCCGAAGGAAGAATTGCCCGGCGTTCCCCAACCCATGACTGGGAGAAATGCCTTGAAGATGTACCCAGACCCAAATGACCCATCAGATTATAGTGGTGAAATATTCCGAGGGGAGTTCCCCAGCGGGCGCAGGAATATTTATAAAGATTTGCCCGAACAGGATGCAAGCCAAAGCGAGTTGGACTATTATGCCAGTCAGGTTCAGGGGAAAAAATACGGTGTACGTGACTGGAACCTTGCCACACAACAAGCAAAAAAATGGTTAAAGGAACACCCGAAGAGCAAAGCACCTTTGCCTTTAATGAGGGCGGAAATGTTAGAGGAGATATTAGTTCAGCGGTGGAACTCCACCCATGGACAAAGAACCCGTTATGGAGAAGGCTGGCCTCGTGAGGAGGGAACGATGGGTGATCCAGATACCGAATGGGGTTCGCTAGAGGAAGACCCTTTAGCGAAGAAGAGGCTGTTGAGTCGGATGAAGAGGGATAAGGAGAGGGTATTGAAGCGGGCAGAGGAGGAGAAGAAGCATAAAGATATAAGGGAATCTATAAAGCGGGGGAAATAATATGGCAAAATTAACAGGAGAAACGGTAGCCTCAACATACAGCCTTCTGCTGAAGGTTGAAGACACAGGCATTCACGCTACCACGCAGAGGCTTATAGAGGATGGCGATGCCAACCCTTCCGCCCTCAAGCTGTCTGGCGCAGGGATTACGTCTACTGGAGCTTTGGCGGTGGATGGGGCTTCCACCCTGACTGGGGCAGTCACTATGGGTGCTGCGGCTACGGTGGCTACCACTCTGGGAGTGACGGGAGTGGCAACTTTATCGGACGCTACGGACTCCAGCTCCTCGACCACTGGTGGCACTATCATTTCGGGCGGATGCGGCATTGCGAAGAAGCTCTTCATCGGGACGACCCTCGACGTTACTGGCGCGAGTGCATTGGACGGGGCGGTTACGATGGGGGCGGCAGCTACCGTTGCCACAACGCTCGGAGTAACAGGAGTCCTCACGGCTTCAGGAGGAGTCACAGGAGATGTCACAGGAGATGTCACAGGCGATGTTAAGGCTGATGACGCTGCTGCCATTATTACCAGCGGGGCGGATTTAGCTAACTCCTCAATTGGCGATGGCGTGACAGCCACTACGCAGACCGCAGGAGACGATTCAACAAAGATTGCCACGACAGCTTATGTGGATGCCCTTACCTCTGTTCCCACTGGGGCTATTACGCAGTATGCAGTGGCAGCAGCTCCCACTGGATGGTTGCTGTGCGATGGTGCTGAATATGACGAGACAGGAACACACGCTGCCCTCTTTGCTATAATTGGTTCAACCTACAACACGGGGGGTGAGACTGCGGATTACTTTCGTGTCCCTGACTTGAGGGGCAGGACTCCGGTTGGCGTTGGGACGGGCAGTTATTACGAAACTGGAACCGCCGCCCAGACTGGCACTACGGTCACTGGCTCTGGAACCGCATGGACGGCAGAGATGGTGGGGCTAATTCTGGTTTATGCAGACGACACAAATGTTGGGGCAATAACTGCCGTCAATAGCGCAACAGAACTGGTGGTGACAACAACAAGCGAAGTTGACCCCGCGCAAGCCTACACTATCAGGCTTACCGCACGCACCGTAGCAGACACGGGCGGTGCGGAGACGCATACCTTAGTCACGGCTGAGATTCCGGCTCACTCGCACACCTATAACGAGTCTACCGTTGCTGGAACAGGACACTTTGGGTCGTATGGATTCGTTAACGATGCGAGTGCAAGCACAGGAGAAACTGGCGGAGACGGCGATCACGAGAATATGTCTCCATTTCTCGTGGTCAACTACATCATAAAGACATGACACTGACTGAATTAGCTGATTTTGTTACCACGAAACTATCAGACACCTCCTCGGACTCGGTGGCGGTGTGCAAGGATTTCGTAAACCGCCGTTACCAGATGATCTGGGACAGCGGACTCTGGACAGAGACGATGGGCGTAGCGAGTGAGGACGTAGCGGCAGGGGACACGGAGGTTTCCCTGTCAACCGCCCCGACCATCACCTTTTACCAATCCTCATCCGCCCCGACTACCTTCATAGATTTCCCTGTTGCCTTGAAGTTCACAAAGGACGGCAAGGAGGATGGGACTATGATGCTCAACGATAGCTGGATGACGTTCTTCCAGATAGACCCGAATGCGTGGGAGAACTTCTCCACCCGAAGGTCTACCCCGACAAACTTTATTAACCTGCCGAAGGACGCGAGCGGGTTCTGCCGGATCAAGCCTGTGCCTGTGCCGAAAGATGACGGAAGCGTATTCGTGCTGGGCAAGCTACAATGGGTTGCGCTGGAAGACTCCGACACGCCAGCCTTGAACGGGATAGACAATGCCCTGCTGGCATTTGTGGAGGGCGATATGCTGGAGAGATCGCGGCAGTATGGCAAGGCGCAGATCAAGTTTACTGAGGCTGCATCGCACATTCAGATCATGCGCGACATGGAGAAGGGCCAGCGGCAGTCGATTAGCAGGATTATACCGTACACGTATGACCTGTATAACTTTAGGGAAACAATGGCGGACTTCGGGCCTAAGAGCTAATGCCACAATTTGACAACAACCTAACTGACGACCCCATCGCACTGGATGGTGATGTCAGCTTTTCGGGTGGTCAGGCGAGCAACATCCGCAAGAACGTCATAGCGGAAGGCGCGTTTGATGTTGGCCAGAACGTGGACTTTGACACGTTCGGCAATGCGACCACCAGAAGAGGAGTAGCTCAGTTGTTGGGTGACTCTGTGGATGAAATCTGGGGGACGACATTCACAGCCGAGTGGCAAGACATAACCGAGGAATGGAGCGCAACCCTTGTTGGCTCTGTTCTCAAGATTGCCTACTATGATGTCCCGGCGGACGAGCAGATCATTCTGGCTAACCACAACACGGATGATGATTCCCGAAAGATATTGGTTGTGGGGGAGACTGGCGCGATTGCCGACACGCTCGGAACCTTTTCTGCCGATGCCGTAGACGTTTATTTCGCGCAACTGTCTGACCGGATGTACTTCTGTGATGGGGAGGGAGCCTTGCAGTATGTAACAGGCGCATCGTTATCTTCGATAGCGGCTGGCAAGGTGACCAGCATTGAGATCACTGACGAGGGGCTGGGCTATGAGGCTGCTCCTGTGATTACGTTTAGCAGTGGGTTAGCGGCGGCAACAGCAAAGCTGGGGTATGGAGGCAGGGTGATTGATGCTGTGGTGGACACCCCCAGCAGCGGGTACAGCCTGACTGCTCCACCTACGATCACATTCGCAACGGGGACAGCCGATCCTGTGGCAACCGGAATAGCCCATCTATCTCAGATTCCTTCACAGCCGAAACTTTTAGTAAGCCACACCAACAGGCTTTT